TTCTGGTCGTGACTGAGGTTTCGCATCTGGACGAAACCGGCGGACAGTCAGACGAAGCCACCAAACTGAAACAGATGGAGGGTCGCGTCAGGGCTTACCGGGCAAGCGGTCAGGCTCGCGTCTATCTGGAATCGACTGTCACAACGGAGCATGGCAGAATGTGGCAGGAGTGGCAGCAGGGCACGGCTGGCGAGGTTGTTTTTCCTTGTCACTCGTGCGGCAAGTACATCAGCCCGGGTCGCGACAATCTGATCGGCTGGCAGGATTCAGAAACTGAATCAGCGGCGGAGCGTCTCGCCCGCTGGTCGTGCCCGGAATGCGGCATCGTGTTTGATGATCAGAAGCGATTGCAGCAACTCCGGTCGGCAGTCCTGTTGCATCGCGGTCAGTCGGTCGCCAAAACCGGCAGGATCACTGGTAAGATTCCGGAAACGAAAACGCTCGGGTTTCGTTATTCGGCCGCCACAAACACCTTTGTCACTTCCGCAATCATCGGCGGCGACGAGTGGCGAGCAGAACGCGAGGTCGATCAGGAACTCGCCGAACGCGAATTGCTGCAGTGGACATGGGCACTGCCTGCCCGCCCGGCAGAGACGCAACTGGAACCGCTCGACCATCGAACGATCATGCTCCGGCAACACGATCACAGACGCGGCGAGGTGCCTGACGACACAGTCAGAATCGCGGCGGGCGTCGACGTCCGGTCGGCTCAGTTGGATTGGTTCGTGACTGCTGAACAGAAAAACGGACGGCTGCTTTGCATCGACTACGGATTCGAACCGATCCTGCGGGAACTCAGCGACCTACAAACCGCACTGCGGCAGGCGATCCGAACGCTGCAGGAGAAATTCGCGGCAGGCTGGGAACCGGAATCAGGGACCGGCAACAGGTCGGCAGATATCACGCTGATCGACTCGGGCTGGGAAACGGATCTGATCCGCGAAGAATCGCAACGCGACAACACATGGCAAACGGCGATGGGATTCGGATTCCGCCAGCATCGCGGCCTGAAATACACGGCACCGAAACGGCAGTCGCGTCAGTCGCTCCGGATCGGCGAGGGTTGGCACGACGTCCTATTCACGCAAGGGCGGCGGCCGCTCCGAGAATACCAGAACAACGCCGATCATTGGAAACGCCGCGTGCATCAGGCTCTGTCAGTCGATCAGGACGCAGCAGGGGCCTTGCTCTTGCCTCGTACCGACAAGCCGCAAGGGCGGGCGGAACTCGCCCGGCAACTGACGGCGGAGCGGGAGGTTCAGCAGTTCGAGGTCGGCAAAGGCACGTCAGTGCGATGGGTGCAGACATTCTCTCGGAACCACCTGCTCGACGCCTGCTATATGTCATTCGTCGGGCTGTCTGTGTTACAATCTGACGCAGCACTGGCGGAGCGTCGCAGGGTGGCGGCTACAGCAGATCAGCCGGAGAAACGGAAACGGAAACGCCGCGAGAAATTTGTCAGGAGCCTGAAGCAATGAAGCAGCCACAATCGCCAGCATGGGCCGCCAGCGGCCCGCAACCGCCGTCGCGTCGCGTTCAGTGGTACGATGTACCAGGATTCGGCTTGTGTCCGAAATGCGGAAAATATGCGACCGTCAAAGCGACTCAGGGCAACGCTGATCTCAAAATCCAGTACCGAGGGTGCGAATGCGGTCACCGATTCAAGACGACCGTCCCGCGATGATTTCGGGGAAAACTTGAAAAAAATTCCGAATCAGGGCGAATAGGTTTGACTTCCCGGTCAAAATAGTCGATACTCCTGACACGCGAGTCACAACGACGAGCGACAAACACAACAGCCATGAAAGGCCGAAGCCATGAAAAAAACAACCTGGATTGTGATGAAGGCGGACAGTGAAATCATCCGGGTAAAAACAAAAAAAATGGCCGAAATGATTGCAGCAGAAATCGGCGGGTACGTCAGCAGGTACACAGTGGAGGGTTAGGAAATGATGTTCAGGCTGGTGGAAAAGACGAGCGGCCCGTGGATGGGCCGCGTTTGGCGATGCGAGGAAATGACGCAACAGGAGGCCGACAAGCGAAATGCACAGATTGCTGTGATGCAATGGGAGTTATGCAGTGACAGCAATCAAGATGGAAGCGGCGGCCAATGTGGCAATGTCACAAATCGCGTGGCAATCAAAACTGGGCAAAACAATGACTGAAGCAGAATTGATCGAGACAGGTCGTCAATGGATTGAATATGCACCGCCGCCCGCAGATCGTTGCACGCCAAACCTAGAAGGGTTCCGTGATCCGATTCAAGTCTGCAAAAATTGTGCAAGTCGGATCATCGGTCGTGGGTGCAACCTGCGGATGCTGGCGTCCGAGCCGGTTTGGGTTCCGGATCGCGTGCAATGTCAGATTTGCATAGACAATTCTGGGAATCCTGCATGATCTACCCAGAAATTCGGACATTTGCCGCGCAAAAAGCGTAGTTCTCCTAATAGGAGGCAATCAAAATGTCAAAATTAAATTTCGACGCGAATCAACACCGGGCAATTCTTGATTCAGAACTGGAGCAGCGGCGATCAGAAATCGGGCAGATCCTGCACGCTCGCGGCGAAGATTGGACCGACCGTCTTGACCAGTTGATTCGCGGATTTGAAGAGCACGACGCGGATCCGTGGCGCACTGTCGGCAAGTTGGCCCAGATTGGATTCTTGCACTGGTGCCGCGAGGCGAATGAAATCTACCTGACGCAAGATCCAGAAAACTTTTCAGATTAATAGCTGCGGGCTTGACTTCACAGTCAAAATGGTCGATACTCCCTACACGCGAGTCACAACGACGAGCAGACAACAAACCACGAAAGGCGAAACGATGAAACCGGTTCACTACTGCATTGGCGAATATGTTGCATCACACGGCAAGTGCCCATCAGGGCGGGGAAGCTGGGCGTTTATTGTTGCCGACTCGTTTGCTAGGAATGAAATTGAAACGGTTTTTGCTCCGGGCTGCCTGACTCTGACTGAGGCAAAAAATTGGATGCGAAATTACCTGCACCAAAATTGGGCGGGTGAAGTAACGTGCCGCGATGTGTATGTCAAAATCGCGCCATGATTTTTTCCGCCCTGACCGGGCAAACTTGAGCCACGAAAGGCAAAGCAATGATGACAGCACGACGAATCAACTGCGAAGCGATGCGAACGATACATTCCCTTGAACAGGCCTTGCGACGGCACATCGACGACCTGATGAAGGTCGACTGCGAGGACGCCGAAGCGGCGGAGGCAGTTGTCTTCGCAATCGAGGCGGCAGAAAAGACGCTCGACAACGCTTTCGCCACAAAAAGCCGGATTCGCGAAAGCACTGTACGCAGCAGGCAGCAAAAGTGAGGCCATGACTAGCAACCAATCACAGCCCACTGAACCCCGGAAAAAATTTTCCGGGGTTTTTTTGTATTCTTGCTGAATAGGTTTGACTTCCCGGTCAAAATGGTCGATAATCCTAACACGCGAGTCGCAACGACGAGCAAACAAACCATGAAAGGCGAAACTATGAAAACGCTAACCAAAAACGACTTTAAGAAAGAGTTACGAAACGCTGACGACCTGATGGGCAAATATGGCAGACTGTGCTTGCAATATCCGCTTTACCAGTCGGTATTGCTGAAAGCAATGAGAGAAGTGATGCTCGAAAAGGGGGTATTACTGAAAGCAATGACAGAAGTAATGCTCGAAAAGGCGGGCATCTGATGCGAACCAAAGACCAGGCATCACGCGGAATCGACCGCGTGATGCCGGAGAATCGAACACGCAAGCAGCATTTGCTGGCGATTAGCTACAAGAAACGCAACGAGGGCGAAGCGGAGGCCACACGATACTGGTTGACGTGGTGCCCACGGATCAGTAAGAAGGCCTACGACGAAGCATGAGCAGCGAACGTAAGAACCTTACGCAGCCTGCCGACTGGTGGGCTGCGTTGAAAACACAAACCCCGGTCACAACCGGGGTTTTTTCGTGCGCGGTTTTGCTGATCTGGAAACCCCGCCTGCATTCCTGCCGACTGTCGGCAACAATCCCGACATGGCACGATCACCATCACAGCGGCTGCAACTGTTCGAGGAACTCCGCGACCGGGTTGAATCTGGTCTGCTGAGCGGCGCGCCTGTCGTCACCTACACAGTCGACGGACAAACGGTCAGCAAAGAACCAACGTCGGTCTGGCTCGCTGAACTCGACAGCCGAATCGCGGATCTGCGTCGGCAATCTTCCGGCGGTTTGGGGGCGTCTCGCAACGCTGTACGGTTCCGGCAATGAGCAGCGAAACCGAAACCCCAATCGCAAACCGAATCAGGGCGGCAGCGACGCCGACTCGGTTTGACGCGATTCTTGCCCGGATCAGCCCGCGACTCAGTTCATCCCGGATTCGCTCGCGGGTCGATCATGAATTGCGAATGGCACTGGCAGAGCGTGCGGCGGCTCGATTCTCTGCACATGAAGCGGCAGATCATGGCCGACTGCGAGGCGACCGATGGCTTGCAAGCAAGCTGAGCAGCAACGACGCGATCTCGACTGAACTCGAAACGATGATTGACCGGGCGCTTGATTTGTATCGGAATGACTGTTTTGCAGCGTCTGCAATCAATGGTCGCGTGGATAATGTTATCGGTGCCGGTATTCGCCCGCAGTCGCGAATTCAGGCGAAACGCGGAGTGATCACGCCCGGACAGGCGGAGACGATGAACGCTGAACTGGAACGGCTCTGGTCGATCTGGGCGAGGCATCAAAAATTCTATGACAAGCAGCGGCAGCTTGAGCGATGCAACGGGATTTTCGGCGAATCTTGGCTGCACATGGCCGACGACGACGATCGGACGAAGCCGGTCACGCTGGCGATTCAAGTGATCCACCCGCAGCGGATTCCGCTGCACAGTCTCAGGCCCGGCAGCAACACGCAGAACCGGCGGCTCGGGCTCCGGCTCGACGGCAACGGAAACCCGGTCGCAGCATTTGTCACGAAGCAACTGCCCGGCGATTCGCATTCGTACAACCTGACCGAAACCGAAGTCAGCCTCGATGATTTGCTGCATTGCTATGAGCAGACGATTCCGGGGCAGTTGCGCGGCATCCCGTGGCTGTCGCCCGCGATGGGCAAGCTGAAAGATCTGAAAGATTTCGTTCACGCGAATCTTGTCGCTGAGCAAGTCGCGGCCTGTCATTCGGCATTTGTGACGGGCGTGACTGATCCCGTTTTGCTGGCCGAATCTGCACGGACGGCCAGCGGCAGTTTGCCGCGATCCGACCTAGAGGATTTGGCACCGGGCACGATCAACTACCTGAGCGAGGGAGAAGGCATCACATTCAGCGATCCCGCCCGCCCCGGCTCAACTCTCGGCCCGTACGTCGAGTGGGCACTGCACGGCGTGGCGGCGTCCCTGCGGTATCCCTACGAACTACTCGCAAAACAATTCACCAACAATTTCAGCGGCGGCAGGCTCGCCCTGATTGACGGTCGGGTTACGTTCCGGATTTGGCAAACCTGCCCGATTGAGTCTCAGTATCGACCGCTCTGGAGCCGTTTTGTTGATCAATGCGTCTATCAGGGTGCAGTCTCAGTTGACCTGATCACCTACGAGCAGCACCGCGACCACTTCCTGCAGCATCAGTGGATTCCGCCCGGCTGGCCGTGGGTTGATCCCGAAAAAGAAGTCCGGGCAGACGTTCAAGCAATTGAGGCAGGGCTGACGACTCAAACGGAATCGCTTGCGAGTCGCGGTCGTGATTTCACCGAGACGCTTCAGCAGATCGAGCGGGAACTGCGAGAAAAGGCCGACATGGAAAAGCGGCTGCAGGAATATCGCGAATCAATCGGGCTCGGGCCTGCATCGGTCGACCCAGAACCGCAAATGGCACCAGTCGCCAGCCAGCCCGAAGAGCCAGCAACACCGCAGGAGCAGTGAAGAATGAAGACAATCAACACGGCCCCTGATGCCGGAATGTTTCGCACTGACCGCACAGCAGAATTGCCGACGCGAGTCGACCGGGCAGCCCGCGTGATTTTCGGCGCAAATATGATGCAGCTGGGCGACATCAACGACGACCGCCCGTTCACGGTCGACGCGAAAACATTGCAGCAAGTGCAGGATCTTGGCCAGCGGT